GATACTGGTGTTGCTGCTGTTGATCAGATTGAAGTTGACTTCTCTGTTGCAGTTACAGTCAACTTTGCAACAGGTGGTAGTGGTGACTTTACAGTTGGAGAAGTGGTTGCAGGTGGCACATCAAATGTCACAGCAGAAGTTAAGTCTTGGGATTCTACAACTAGACAGTTGCAGGTATATAATAGATCTGGTATCTATACAATCCCAGAAACAGTCACTGGACAAACCTCTGGTGCTGCATGGACAACTGCATCATATAATACACTAAATAATACGAGCAGTGAATTCGATCAAAACTCTGCGTTTGAAACTAATGCTGATGGTATCCTAGACTTTAGTGAAGGCAATCCATTTGGCGAATTCGGTAATAAAGGGAGTAGCATTTAATGTTAGGCACATATTCATATCACGAGATTTTTAAGAAGACTGTTATCGGTTTCGGTACTCTCTTCAATAACATAGAGCTTAGACGCACATCTGGATCTAAGACAGAGGTTATGAAAGTGCCTCTTGCTTATGGTCCTAAACAAAAGTTTCTTGCTCGTTTAGCACAAGTAGGAGATCTATCTACAAAAGATAGGACACAGATAACTCTACCTAGAATATCTTTTGAAATAGGAGCAATCCAATACGATCCTACAAGAAAATTATCACCTACCTCATACATAAGACATACAACAGGAGATAAGACCAACAAAGGTTTTATGCCAATTCCTTATAATGTTAACTTTGAGTTGGCAATCCTATCAAAAAATCAAGATGATGCTCTGCAGATTCTTGAGCAAATACTTCCACACTTCCAACCTAGTTTTAGTCTCACGATGAATCTAGTTTCTGAGCTGGGAGAAAAAAGAGATTATCCAGTCACATTATTGAGTGTTGACTATGATGATCAATACGAAGGTGACTATGATACACGTCGCACACTGATATATACGTTACAGTTTGTCGCAAAGACTTACCTGTACGGACCTGTCACTGACAAAACTGGTGAGCTCATCACCAAGGCGATTGTTGATTACGCAACCGATGCTAAGGTTACCGCTCCTAGAGAGGTGCGTTACACAGTCCAACCTGACCCTGCTAACGCAGATCCAGATGACAACTTCGGATTTAATGAATTATACAGTGAGTTTACTGATGGAAAGTCCAGAAACCCAACCACAGGAACAGACGAGTAAGTTTGACGGTATATCTGATGCCATGGAAGTGGAGACAGATATAGTGCCAACTGAAAAGGTTGCTAAGCCAGAGGTTGTAGAGACCTCAACTAAGCATCAGCTCAAAAAAGATTATGAATATACTCGTGGTAATCTATATTCTCTGATCGAGAAAGGTCAAGAGGCAGTAGATGGTATATTAGAATTAGCACAAGAGTCTGATCAACCTCGTGCATTTGAGGTTGCAGGTCAGTTGATTAAACATGTAGGAGACGTTGCTGACAAGTTAGTAGACCTACAAAAGAAAGTAGCTGACATAGAGAAACCATCAAAACAAGAGGTCAACACCACAAACAATACCATGTTTGTAGGTAGCACAGCAGATCTCGCCAAGTTTCTAAAGCAGCAACGAGATAAATAGAAAGTATAGGAGAATCTTTTACCCATGTCAGTATTAAATGTAATTGACACCCAAACAGTATCAGGTAGTGGCACCAGCTACATCGTGGTGAAATCTGGTGTCTTGAGATGTGTAGCAACATCTGCCTCATCTATCTCAATAGATGGAGGACCTGCTATTACTTTGGTTGCCAATGAAGCATTGCTAGTTTCATGTGGTAAAGCAAAGAATGCAAAGATCGCAGCAGCGACTGATGCAGCAGCTATGGTAGTTACCGCTGAGGGATACTCAGGCGGTGGACGTCATCCATTCAGTGTTGGTGATTTTATTCAAACTGTTGATGGTGGTGACACCGATGGATTTACTTCTGACTTCGAGACTGCAGCATCTGCAGGTAAGAAAGTTACAGCAGTAACAGGATCCACAATTACAACAGACTATGATTCATCAGCAGCAAGTGGCGACTATGCTCTTTCAGCAGCAGACGCAACTGCAGGAAACATTCCACAAATTCAAAGAAGTGTCAAACTCGTCGCAGGATCTGCCAACGTTGTTGTTGAGCAAGTCCAAATCGTCGGAGGCTAACACATGCCCGCCGTCTCAAAAAAACAACAAAGGTTCTTCGGGATGGTTAGAGCGGCTCAAAAGGGTGAAGCGAAAGCTCCCTCACCTGAGGTTTCCCGAGTTGCTTCCCGCATAAAAAAATCCGATGCAAAAGACTTTGCATCCACTAAACATAAAGGTTTACCAATGAAGAAAAAGGGTCTATCAGAAGAAGGCTACGATCGCATGAGAGATGCTGCTCTGGAGAAAGGCACTTGGAAAGGTGGTGGTGGACAACCTTCTACAGGTGGAGCAAAGAAAACCAAAGGTAAAACTGTACTTCAAAAAGAGACAGAGAAGAAATATGGTAAGGGTAAGTCTGCACTTGATATAGTAAAGAAAAACATCACTGACAAATATGGAAAGGATGCCATTATGAAAACAAAAAATGAAGGTACATCATACGGTATTACTAGAGGATCAGGTAAACCATCAGGTCAAATGGCAGCATTTGGTAAACAAGACAAGAAAGAAAATCCTTATTCAATTAAGAATAAGTTAAAGATGGTAATCAAAGGTGCTGCTGAGAAGAATAGAAAAAAGGCAGGTGTCACAAGTGAAGCAGTATATACAGGACCTGACAAGAAAGACAGAGCAGTCATAAACAAAATGTATGACAAGAAGGGTAATAAAACTGATTTTGCTAAGAAAGCAGCAGAGTATGAAAAGAATATGGATCCTAAGAAGCGTCAGGCACTTAAGGATAAAGCAACTAAAGGTATGAAGTTTACTCACGAAGAAGCAGTGAGTGAAGCAAAGTATGAGGCAGGTGCATCTGACTATGGTAAAACATCTATCAGAAACAAGAGAGCATTTGGTAAAGGTGGTAATGCTGCTGATCCAAAAGAAAGAGGTGGTGCTAAAATGCTAAGACATGATTCACACACCAAAAGAAGAGGAGTAAAGAAAAATAATAAGTATGGTGCAACAAACAAACCTCCTGTTGATGGTGCTCCTAGCGATGAGTTTAAAAAAGACAGGTATGCTTCTATGCGTACAGAAGCAAAGGTTGACATGAAGACCCCAGACTATAAGAGAGCAACCGTTAGAGATAAGAGATATGGTAATCCACATGGATCACATGAGCTAGGTGGTGGTATCAGAAAAGATAGAAGAGCAGATCACGAAGCAAAGCGTGGCGTAAAGACTAAGGGTAATAATCCTGTAAAGGATGAAAGTGTAAGGCAGAGGAGAAGTCCTGGTCTACAGTTAAGTAGTTTCAGTATCATTGAAAAACTTAAAATGACTCGTAAAGAGTATGGTAAAATCCACAAAGATTTCAAGAGCGATGATCCTAAAAAACCTCGCACAACTAAATATGTACCAGGTAAGGGGACAGTATCTATGCCAGTAGAATTAACAGATGAGTTACATCCAAATGTAGCAAAGAATGATGCCATCAATAAGGCGAATGCTATGAAGCGTGCAAAGGAGAGGGAAGCAAAGAAACCTTCTGCTGATGTAATTGCTGCTAGAAAGCGTCAGTATAAAGGTGGTAGTGACTATACTACTGCTGATAAAAAGAAAGTCATTCAATCTTATAAGGAAGAAGTAACAGCAAAAGAGCGTATGAAGAGAGACGCAGGTGCTATTGCTAAGAAGAAGATGAGAAACAAAGAGCATAGAAAGTATGTTAATTTCTTAGACGTAGATGAGTCAGTTGCAATTTCAGAGAAAATAAAGTATGATAAGAAGGGATCTTCTATGGATTACTTCCTAGGTAAAGATCCAAAGAAGACTGACGAATATAAAAAGAGTAAGAAGAAGAATGAATCATCTTGTGAATGCAAGCACGAATCATTTAAAGATTGGTTACAGGAAGGCAATAACACTGCTAGAATGTTACACAAGTCGAAGACTCAAGTCACAGGTAATGTATCTGCAGATAGGGGTAGCGACGAAAAAAAGAATCAAGCCTCTAGAAAGGGGCTAGAAAAAGATCTCAAAAAGAAAGGGATCGGTTACAAAAAAGGTGTAGGCAAATACAAGTATGACAGTGGCGAAACTGGCACAGAAGTATCCTATCAGACCTC